CCATTTTATGAGTAATATATGTACCGTGATTGAAATAGGATCTACCAGTAATATCTAAAATTTTATGTGTTAGTGGTATTATATTTTTCTTTAACCAATACTTTAAACCCTGTAGTTTAATTATTACTTCATCTAAACTATAATTTAATACGTTATTACCATCTTTATCTGTTATGAAATAAGTTAAGTTAAATAAATTTGTTTCCTCAAAATTTTCATTAGGATAAGTATTACTTATATAATCGTTTTCTGTCCAGCCTTCAACAGTATTGTCAAATATATCTGGAATTTCCACTTTAAATAGTTTTAAGAAGTCGGGAGAATTTCTATTTATATTTTTATAATATTCATTTAATTGCAAATCATTGTAACCAAAATAGTTTATAGCATTAATAATTGATTTGTAAGCACCGATATATGGATATATCAAATGCTTCATCATTAACATTTCTTTTCTTTTTCTATTAAGAATTGTCCAATCAATACCACCTTCTAAAATATCATATTCTTTAAAAATAAAAACTTCATCAGGAGCTATCAATTTACCAACATTACTTAACTCTATTTTAAATCTTTCATCCTCTTCTTCTGTTTGACCATAGACCGCAAATCTACCTAACTCTCTGTCTTTGACTTTAATTTCCATTCTAAGATAAGTAACATTACCAGAAGTTGGGAAATTAGGCACCACTGTTCTTTCATTGAAAAGAGTATCAGTGCTGTTTATAAAATCTAAAACAATTGTCTTTGTATAAACTTCTCTAATTAAAAATAAAGAAGCATGATTTGCAGAAGCATATTGATTTTCACTATTCGTTACATCATAAAGATTTAAAACAATAATTTGTTTAGGTTTCAATCCATATCCTGTAAAAACTTCAGAAGAAGTGCTATCAATATTAATTATACCTCTTCTATCACCACCATCGACTGAAGTATACATACTTATACCAGTTGTTAGGTTTGAATCTATTGTTACAGATATATCTTCTTTTTTTATTAATTGTAAAACCTGACCAAGTGGACCCTCATCTTCAGATTTAAAGCCCATAAACAATTGTAATGGTTCAGGCTCAATAGATATATCATCATTATCATCTATGTAACTTAAAGTCTTTGTAACGCTACTAAATATTGTTTGTTGAAAAGCCGGTTCCGAAACAAGCATATAATCTTTATTTGGATTTCTATTTAAAGTAGCAGGCTCAAGTGGCTTTGGACCAATATAAGCATACGAACCGGTTATCGGCAATTGGTCACCAGAAAAATCATAGAAGAAAAACTCCGGTCTTTGATCATTTATCCATCTCCAATAGTATTGAACAGAAATATCACCTTCATAATTCTCTCTTGGTCTTCTGATATATTCACGAGTTTTTATCCACATATCAGTCTTTGGTACATAATTCGGATCTAATGTTCCGTATAAATTATCATCAACTGGACTGTAAGTAGCCGGTAAAATATTTATTTGACTATTAACTGTAACCTCAACTTCAATAAGAGTATTAAGAGATGGTTGTATTGACCAAATAGACTTTCTTTCTGGATTATAAACTAATTTTGTAGTACCAGCCGATAAAGGAATTGAACTTTGAACAGAACCATCAGATGGTCGAATAACTAAAATTTTATTAAAGGATTGTGACGATAAATAAACATCACCATCGAATTGATTTAATTCTAAATATCCATAATCTGCAAGACCGTATTGAGTCGGTAAATCAGTAGTCAAATCTAACTTAGTAAAGTTAAGTGAAGAATCAGAAATATTCATCTCTCCAGTCAAGTTATTAAATATAACATCATTAAAACCAGAAGTATTGATTGATATAGACTGAGTTACACCATTATCAATTTGATATAAATTTGATGAACCATAAACATAAATTGATTCATAAACCGGTTCATAAAAAATTGAATGTGTTAATCCAGGAATTGAATAGTTTGTTTGTATAGACCTATTTGAATTAACTCTCATGACATATCCTAATGTAGAATCAGTAGTAATATACATATCTCCTTCAAAATCATTGAATACCATTCTACCAGTAGTAGTGACACCAGATGGAAAATTAGTTGTAGAGCTGTCTAAGTAAGCACTTCTATTATTAGTCAAATTATTCTCAGACCAAATGTCAACTCTTGCTCTGTTTTGATAAGTGATATAAACATCACCATTTACTGGATTAATTTCAATATCTCGAGCCAAACAAGTAGGATCAGGAAATGATGTAGAAGCCGTAAATGATATTTGACTAATCAACATATTTACTATTGGATCAACAACATAAATATTTTGCTCAGACAAACAATATAGATAGTTGTTGATTGGATTATACTCCATTTCTATACTTTGAGTATTTCCAGGTAGATTTATAGTTTGTAAATATTGACCCAAATAAGCATCAACTACAACTAATGAATCTCCAAATCCATATAAAGAATTTGATATTTGAACATACTTTATATCAACTAAACCAGATGAACCAGGATATGAAGATAAATTGTAAGCATTTGTATTATATGTGTTTGTTATATAAGTTAAACTAAATCCTGAACTAAATGCCAGTAAGTCAAAAGGACCACCAGTTCCGGTAGGTCCAACAGGTACAACACAAGCGGTTTGTCCAAATCCTAAATTAAATGCCAGTGTAATAAATGCCGATGAATTACATACACTATCGGTCAATCCCCAAAAAGGTCCTTGGTAGCTTAAATTCATGACATGTGGATCTAAGAATTGTACATTAAATTCTTGATTGACCCAAGGCCAAACTGTATTGTTTATAGCAAACAACATACCAGTAGCAAAACCAGCTTGTTCAAAAGAGGCTGTAGAAGAAGTAGGTAATAATACCTCATTCGAAGCAACAAACATACCAATATTTCCTTTAATCTTTTTAGTCACTGTCCAATCTAAAAGACCAGGTATGTTTACTCTACCATTACTAACAACTATTTCTAAATTGTTCTGAACGGATTTTACATCAATTTTTAATAAATAATTAATATCTTTAACAATTATACCTCTTTCTAATAAAGTCAAAGAATGTTCTTCAACCCATTTAGTTATTGTAGCAGGAACATCAGTAACATTTGAACTTACAGGAACCGATGAAACGGAATAATCAGTGCCATTTATTTTTAAACTTAAGTAAGGCATTGAATAAGTACCGGTATTAAATAAAATTCTAGAATGTTCTATAAAATAATCTGCCGTAATTCCAACAATAACTTCTTCAAGTTCTAATGGTACGTTAGGATATTGAGTTTTAAATCTTATTGAATTATAAAAAACTGATGTGAAATTTCCAGTATAAGCCAAGTCAGCTCTAATACCAATTGTATAAAGTCTAATAAAATTTCTTTGTAACCAGTTTCTTAATGTTCTATCAATGGTTCTTTCCATATCTAAGAAAGCACCACTGTAAACAGAAGCTAATTCTTCTTCGTAAACTTGACCGTTAATTAAAATTTTAAAACCATACTCATCTAAATCAGTAAATACAACATTATATTCGAAATTTTCAGATATGTCATAGTTTAATTCATAATTAAGTTCTTGCTTTACACCACATAGTCTTTCTACAGTTTGTTTTACTCCACCAATAGAATAAGTCAGACCAACACTTGTATGATAGAAATTGACCTTAGCATATTTACTTGGGTAAATTAAATCAGCGTTTAATCTATTTTTTTGATAATAAAGGTCTATATTAAAGATTTTTAAATCATCAACATATTTTTCAGCAGCAGAAGCCAATGTAGTTTGTTGTGATTGAGTAAATGGATAAACGTAATAATATTTGTCAGTTGTTAAGTAAATTTGACCAAATAAAATTGACTCAGTTGCGGTACCCTGGTCCACATAGATATAAGTAGGTTGACCCCAATAGTTTACATCATCTGGTGTAATAAACTGAGTAGAAGCAGATCCAAAACTTTGTGTATAAGCTTGTTGACACTCATATATTTGATTATTATAGACAACTTGGGAATAAGTAGCAAAAAATGTCTCATTTACTATACCATTCCACTCAGGAGCATATGAAACATTAAAAAAGTTAGTATTATTAAGAGAACCAATAATTTTAAACTCGGTTCCAGGTTTAAGTATCTGTGGATAACTTTCTGCTAAAATTTTACCATCATTTGAAATTGTAAGTTGACCTTCATAAACTTTTGGCACATCGGTTCTTGTAATAACTTCAATAATTAAATCAGTATCTACTGGAAGATCATTCTTACTTAATATGTACTCAAAATGTGATTGGTCAGTCAAATCAGGATTATCAACAGTGACAATAAGTGGAGTGTAGTATGGAGGAAAACTAATACTATCATCAGCCTGTTTAGCCGAATTCATTATGTTAAGTTTTTTACCAACATAATATTTATCATAAAAACTTGGTTCATTCCAAAGAGAAAGATTGTCGTTGTATAGACTATCAATATAATTATAAACACCAACAGCATTAACTCCAGTGATTGTTTTACCAAAATAAATTGACTGTGTAGATGAAGTAGATAAATTAGTACCCGTTCCATTAAGATTACTAATTACGAAACCAGCCGCGGTATATTGACTATAATAACTGGTCTCAAATGTATCATTATCCATTTGAGAAACAATCATAATAGCACCTAATTTTTGACCAACAACTACATATGTTCTATTTGTGTCTAAAAACTCATAAATAGTAGAATCAAATTTAATAATAGTACCTATTGGAAACTTTACATGAAAATTTTCACCATAAATCCATTTTGTATAAAAATCAGAATCATTATTTACCGGCTCAATTCTTTCTATTTGTTGTTGACTATATTTAGCACCATAAAGATGCAATCCATATTCATTAAATAATTGAAATTTATTTGTTGTAAGTTCACCCGGCACTTCAAACTCGAAATCCTCAACCTTTTCAAACATATATAGACCATATGTCTTAAAGGTATCATTAGAATTTTCATGGAATAACATACTACCCTCAAATCTATCAAGAGTGTTATTATAATTAAAATTTAATGCATCACCTTCTTTGTTGAAGAAAATCAGATTTTTATGATTTAACATCTATACAGTGTAAATAGTTTTGTTTATATATTAATTTACCTTTCTTTGATAATCTAAAATAATATATAAGATATGAAAAGAATCGAAGGTTATTTAGATTTTATTAATGAAGAATTTTTTAAAAAATTAAGAAAGAATTCTAAAAAAACAAAAAATGGAACTCAACAGTCGATAGATGAAATTATTAAATTTTTAAATGACAATGGTATTTACGATTGGAATGACTTTATGAAATCATCACCATTTGACAGAGATGTTGTTAATAAAATAATAGATAAGACAGCAATAAATATGAAAGAACTTCAAGAGATAAGATTTGGCATAAGATTAGAGTTATCAGACACTCCACAACTGAAAGAATATCTTAAAGAGTTAGAACTTGCAGAAGAATATGAAAAATGTGCTAAAGTTTTAAAAAAATTAAATCGTTAATATGAAACACATAAAAAAATTTAATGAAGAGTTTGACTGGGATGAAGTTTTAAGAACTGGTAGAACAGAAAATCAACAAGATAAATGGTCTATGCTTGAGAAAGATATGACAGAATTAGTAGAAAAGTACAAAGATGATTTTGGAGTCGACTCTTATGGTGTTGTAGATGCAATGTATCAAGTTTTAGACGGAATGTTTCAAAAAAAATAATCTCAATAACATGAAGATAAAGAAAGTAAATACTAAAAAAGAAAAAACAGAACAACAAGAAGTTAAGTTTTCGGCCAAATCTTTAGAAAAATCTAAAGATGATAAACCATCTTTTAAAACTTCAATTGAAGACCAAGAAAAAGTAGAAAAAGAATTCAAAAAAAATATCAATAAAATTGAAAAATTTGAATCCTTTATAACTGTAAATATTGATAATGTAGAGAATATAGAATGGCAAACTGAAGATGACTTTGATTCAGACTACGAAGAAAGTGAAACATCTGGCTGTGGATGTTGTGATGACTGTACAGGAGAGGAAGGTTGTTATTGTGGATGTGATGACTGCAAATGTGATACTGATGAAAATGTTAAAAAAGCATCTGACTTTGTAAATGTTATTTTTTCAGAGAGTTTAAAGTATCATTTAGAAAATAATAAACCAATAACTGAAAATATTTTCAGACCAGGCTCGGAAGCTTTCTATCAAGTTATTAAAGAGGCTCGCCAATTATTTGATGAAGGAAAAGTCGAATTATGTGAAATAGATAAAGAAATTTATGAATCAACAGAAATTGGTAAATTTGGTTACTTTAACGGAGAATTAGTTCCTTTAGATTTACCTATGGAAAATATAGAATTTGTTTCTGAAGCAGAATATAAAGGAAAAGAAGTGAAATTAAATCATCCAATGAGAAATAGCGGCGGTGGGAAAAAATACTATGTATATGTTAAAAATCCAAAAACAGGAAATGTTAAAAAGATTTCTTTCGGAGATGTGCATGGTGGATTAACAGCTAAAGTTAGTAATCCTGAAGCTAGAAAATCATTTGCAGCTCGTCATAAATGTTCAACTAAGAAAGATAAGACTAAAGCAGGTTACTGGGCGTGTCGCCTGACGAAGTACGGACATCTTTGGAATGGCCGTACATATCCTGGATACTGGTAGTTATTAGGGGGAAAGTTATTTTATATATAACCTATGGAAATATATAAAATAACTAATCTGATAAATAATAAAATCTATATTGGGAAAGATACTACATCAGATCCAAAATATTTCGGATCCGGACTATTAATCAATAGAGCTTTTAAAAAATATGGTAAGGAAAATTTTACTAAAGAAGTTATTGATATAACTGACGATTGTGATGATCTTTCTAATAAAGAGATTTATTGGATATCACAATATAATTCAACTGATAAAAAAATTGGATATAATATCGCACCGGGTGGTGATGGTGGTGATACATTGTCTAACCATCCTGACCTAGATTTAATAAAGGAAAAAATATCTAAAAATAGCCACACAAAAGGAAAAACTTACGAAGAGGCTTTTGGAGAAGAAAAAGCAAAAGAATATAAAGAAAAACTATCCAAATCAAATTCTAGACATAATTTGGGAAAAACTTATGAAGAGTTATACTCAATAGAAAAATCAGAAAGTATAAAAAAGATTATTGCTCAAAATACAAAAGATAGTTGGACCAATGATAGAAAACAAAAACATTCAGAAAACTCTAAATTAAATATACACAATTCTTTATTATCAGAAAAATCTATAGAAAATAATAGAAAATATCTAGAAGAAAGGTGGAATAAATGGAAATATGATGAGGAAAATTTAATTAAAAAGATGATTAGTGATAATTCAATAAATGATTTAATTGAATACACTAAAAAAATACCAAACACCTTATTTAATAATAGAAAAGAATTTTATAAATTTATTGGAAAAGATTTGCAAAAAATAATAAAATATGAATTTAACAAAAGAAGAAAACCCAATTCATTGAATGAAGAAAATAAAGTTAAAATCTATATTGATAGTAAAGAATATGAATCAATTACATATGCATCTAAAGTTCTTAATATAGAAAGATCTTTAATTAGATACAGACTAAAATCAAATAATTATCCTGACTATTTTTATATATAGTATATGAAACACTTAAAAACATATCAAATATTTGAATCTGCTAACAGAAAATTCATCACTGACTTTCTGCTTGATTTTGGCATGTTAATAACGATGGGCTTCTCACAAATAACTAAAAGAGGAGTTGATCAAAAAGCAACTAATGAATTAACCGATATGATGAAAAGACTTAGAGAACCTCTTATAAATGGGAAAACCTATACTCAAATAATTGATGATATTAGTTTATTATACAATAATCCTAAGTTGTTATCAGCACTGATGGGACAAATAAGAGAACTTTTATTATATATTGAACCAAGAGTCAAAAACTATGTAGAAGAATGTGATGTTAAAGATAATTGGTTGGGTAAAATTGATAAATTCAAAGAAAGATATAAACAGATAGTAAGTTAATGTTACCATTTCAAGAAACTAAATTAAGTGATAATACATTTATCAGAGAGTTCAGTCAAGATACCGATTCTGGAGAGTTTATGTGGCACAGAGATCATGAAAATCGTATTGTTGAATCTATTTGCGAAACAGATTGGATGATTCAAATAGATAACGAATTACCAAAAGTAATAGAAGGTGAAGTGTTTATACCAATGGGTGCTTACCATAGGCTAATAAAAGGAACAGGTGATTTAAAAATCAATCTAACAAAACTGGTAAATTAAATCTATTTTCAATAAATTTATTTAATTCAATACATTTTTCAAATTCATCAATCTCTGCAAGTTTTTCAACTACTCGCCGCAAATATCTTCTTGAATATATTTTAAGTTCCTTAGAATAAGGTTTTCCAGATAAACATCTATCATAAACTTCAATAGGGTTCATTTTAATCGTTTTGTGCGTTATAATTATCTTTATAAATCTTAATTATCTCATCAAATTCTGAAATAACTCCGGATTTGAATTTTTCGTTGTCGTATTTTTGTTTTAGAATATACTCTTTAACATAGTCCTCATAATCTAAAGAAATGGAAATATCCATAGTTTCTTCATCGATTTCAATTGACTCATTCAACTCATCATCATCTTGTAATTCTTTA